ATCATACAATTCTCCAACGCCGATTGGAGCAAGAATCATACTCATCGTTTTGCTAACTCGTAATCAGTTGCGCACATATCATTAACAAGGTCTTGAAGTGTATACTCAGGCTTCCATCCAAGAACTTCACGCACCTTAGTAGCATCGCCCTGAATGTTGACAACATCAACTGGACGATAAAATTCTGGATTAACCTTGATCATAACTTCACCAGTTACAGCATTACGAGCAACTTCATCAACGCCAGTGCCTTCCCAATTCAACTTAATACCAAAGTATGCGGCAGTTGAATTACAGAAATCACGGATGCTGCTTTGAACGCCTGTCGCAACAACATAATCATCTGGCTTATCATGCTGCAACATCATCCACATTGCACGAACATAATCCTTAGCATGTCCCCAATCACGAAGCGAGTCCATGTTACCAAGTTCCAATACCTTCTGCTTACCCAAGACCATATTGGCAAATGCCTTAGTAATCTTACGAGTAACAAAAAGTTCGCCACGACGAGGAGACTCATGGTTGAATAGAAGACCATTGCAACCGAAAATCTTATAACTTTCACGATAGTTTACCGTGATCCAATAAGCATACAACTTGGCTGCGCTATATGGCGAGCCAGGATAGAATGGCGTATCTTCCTTTTGTGGATTAAACTTCTGGATACCAAACATTTCACTGGTTGATGCCTGATAAAACTTGGTGTCATCTTGCATTTTGAGACTACGGATAGTATCAAGAATACGCAATGGTCCAAGAGCATTAGTATCACCAGTTAATTCTGGCATTTCGAATGATACCTTGACATGGCTTTGTGCCGCAAGGTTATAAATTTCAGTAGGACGAACCTTGTCAATAAGATTGCGAATACTGTTTGAGTCGCTTAGATCACCATTATGGAATGTTACTTTATCTTTAACATTCTGAATATTTGGGTGATCAAAGTTTGCGCTACGACGAATAAGACCATGAACTTCATAGCCTTTGTCTAGCAACATTTCTGCCAAGTAGCTGCCATCTTGACCTGCGATACCTGTAATAAGTGCCTTTTTCATTGATAATTCCTTTGATACTTGTATATATTTCTAATTATATGCGGACATAAATTTATGATACTGTGAAATCTTCCATGCCTGCGGTTTTAAGTCGAACCAAATGACCCAACATAAAATTCTTACTTTCTAGTGCTTTCATGATACCTAACCAACGATTTCGTAGTAAGGCTACTTCATTGATAATGGTTTCATAATCAATAACTTCATCTTCGCCATCAACATATTTTTCAGCATCTCTTGCACTTAATGCACGAGCATAATGTTCCAAATACTTCTGGAAATGCTTACGGCGAACTTTACGCAATTGTATGTTCAAGAAATTTAAAACTGCTTCAATTTCTTGTAATTGATTAAAACGATGCTCGGTAATACCAGGTAAGCCACTTATGTTTTTTTCCACGATACCACCAATGTTGATATCACGTTTTGCTCCATTAAGTTCAGTTTCATAATGCGCAATAAAATCTGGAATTGCACCCATATTTTGACTTACTTTGGTATACCAGTTACTCATTCGTCATCTTCGTCTTCGTCAGATTCTTCTACATCAAGATGCTCAGCAATTGCTGCTCGCATGGCACTATCAACGGCTAGTTCTTGTAAATCGTGATCTGTTATGCCTAATTCAACCAACTCATTAATAACATGGTCGGCTGCTACTTGACGGTCTTTTGCTGAAATATATTCTTTGACAGTTTGCCAAAATTGAACAAGTAATTCACTTGTATCACTCATCTTCTACTTCTTCCTTCTTAGTAATAGGAGTATGCTTATTATACTCTTCCATAATTATATCCAACTGGTCATCAGTAAAGTTTTTGCGAAACTCCTTGATGATTTCACCAGTAACTGGACTAGTATATGCAAGACGATTGCCTTCTTTGACAAGAATACCTTCATCTTCCATCATTTCAATGAGACCGCTATAAGGACTCATGCCAGTAGTGTATGGAATTTTAACCTGAACACTTTCAAATGGCTTGGCATAACGAGTTTTCATCACCTTACATGCGGCACGAATACCATTTACTTCCGAGGTCTTGTTGCCATCTTCATCTTCCTTCAATTTCAATTTGCGCATAGCAACCACAATAGAAGAAGCATACACAAATCCTTGTCCACCAGAAATCTTATCATCTGGATCAAACATATCTTGCGAAGCATAGGTATGGTTAGTTGCAACCATGCCAATGTTATAAGAACCAAACATATTAACACAGTTACGAACTAGGGCAGTCAATGCCTTTGGTTTGCGACCCATGTCACCCTTCAAATCACCTGATTCAAACTGATTAACATCGGTTGGAGTAAGCAACATACCAAGAGAGTCAATTACAAATAGAACCTTTGGACGCGCTTCTTCTGCCATTGCCTTGTAATGATCCATGAAATTAGTGATAGTCTTGGCGACATCATCAATCATTGCCATATTAAGTTTAAGAAGATGATCTTCATCAGTCTTAACACCAAGTGCTTTTAGCCAATCTTCATCAAGTGCATTTTCAGTATCAATAAGAATGACATAAATTCCTTGATCCTGAGCGTTCTTGACAATATTGCCGCTGCAAATATAACTCTTACCAGCGCCAGACTCACCAGCAAATACGGTTACCTTTCCAAGAGGAATACCCTTGTTAAAATCACCACTGATACGATAATTGAGTGTATAATTTCCTGTGGAGACCCAATCAGTTGGATCATTATATCCAACACTCATGCCTGGAATTGCTTTGGTTAGGTCTTTCCTAAATTTTGATATGTCAAATGGTTTAGCCATGATTATGCCTTTGTTAACTTTATTAAATTATTATATGAAATTGGGACAGGATTGTCAATAATCCTGTCCCTTGTTTGTTAGATTATTCAGCAGTTTTACGATTGCGAATCATGCTAAGGATGTCTGCTGCCTTCTGGCTGCTATCACCACGAGGAGCGGTAGATACTGGTGCAGATGCGACAGGAGCATCATCGGTATCAAAAGGAACATCATCCTCTTGAACTGCCGCAGGACGGCTGTATGCCACAGTAGGTTTTGCAGCAGGGGCAGATGGAACATCATCTGCATCTGGGTTATTACCCATGCCACTTGGCTTATAATACTGACCCCAACGATTTTCATCGTAGGTAGCACCATCAACAGATGCCTCAAACATCTCCTTGATGATTTTCAATTCAGCATCGCCAGGCTTCTTTGGAAGGAAACTCTTCAAGTCAAACAAACCAAATGCATCAATTGCTGCACGTTCAGTCTGAGTGAGAGGAGTTTCTTTACGGGCCCACTTACTGGTAGCATAATCTGCATACTGTCCCTTGCTAGTTTTAGTGATACTAAAGTCCAGACCACGATCATAGTCTGTCGGTAGTTCCTCAATATCAGGGTCTTTCAATGCAGCAATGATCAAAGGATAAATGCTTGGGCTAATTACAAACCTACGAATTGGATTCTCAGGAGTGCTGTCTTCGGTAAGTGGATTATCACGAACAAAGCCTTGGAAAAGATAAGAACGCTTCTTCCAATACTTACGACCCATTTCTTCAAGGCTCTTGTCCTTGAACCATGTGCGAACCTCTGTAAGAATGGAACAAGTTTCGTTCCACATTTCCATACAAGGAACCTGAACAGTCACGGGTTTGCTGTTCATCTGACCTTTAACGCCTGCGAAAGGCAAGCGGATCATTGCACGTTCTACCCAGAAAAAGTCATTCTTTGCATCGCCATCAGGCAAGAACCTAATACGAGAAGTTGCAGTTTCAGGGATATTCCAGTGAGGGTATACGGCATTATCTCTGCCGCTGTTGTTGCCGTTGCCAGTTGAACGGGACTCTTGTTGTGCAAGTTTCGCACGGATTTCTGCCAATGAAGCCATAATGTTTTTTTCCTTTTTGCCATATGTGCCATATACAATAGAACTCTCTCTACTGCATATATCTATTTATACATCAACTACGAACATGATGCAATATCTTTTTTTAATTTCTCGCATTTTTATATCAATAAGTATTTTTATGTTTTTCAGCATCAGCGCCACGAAAAAAGAAAACTTCTCATGTCATTTTGAATATGCCAACTGGGTAATCAATACTGACAATGGATGGATTTCTGCCCGTATAAACAATAAGCTAATAGTTTATAAAGGATACGCAGATTATGCTAATATAAACAATATACTTGAATCAATAGTAGAATCAGAAACACCAATCACAACTGGTAATTTTTGCTGCATTGTTGTTAGCAACGATGCGATTCAAATAAAAACCGATTTGTATAGAAGTTTTCCTATCTATTATGATGATAGCGAAATAACAAACCTAAATCAACTTAAAAATAATGTATATTCAACTGAATTGGTGCATATCAAATCAAACGAGATTATCAAGCAAAAATTCAAAATAATAGATGATTTAACAGAAAACACATTATCAGAAGATATTGTTTTAGATAAATTACATAATCTACTCAACAATAAGATCAAATCATTTGTAAGCCATAACATTCTACCATTAAAGATATTTTTAAGCGGCGGCTTAGATAGTATGTTAGTTTATAGTTATATGACTAAGTTTGCTAATGTTGAGATATTGAAGGGAGAGTTCTTTCAATTTGATGAGTTCTATTTAAAAAATCATAAAACATTAAAGGATTTATGGGCTTACAATCAAATAAGCCATTTTGTAGAACCAACTATCTTTGTAAGTGGCACACCAGGCGATGAATATATGTTGCGTGGACCGTATACAGCAAATTTATATTGTGCAGTGAATGGGAAAAATATCGCAAATCTATTAACCCAAGAACAATATGGCGATTGTTATCACAAACTATATTTTGATTTAGAGAAAAACAAAAAGATATTTTATGAACCAGTTTCTAAGTTAGTTAAAAATAATAAGATATTTTGTTATAATTTTATCTGTAATACGTTACTCAATGACTATCAACATCATCATTTGGGCAACACATTAACCTATACACCGCTACGAGATTTAGAAATTATAAAACTTCTCTTCCAATTGCCATTTGAAATTGCATTAAAGCAGATAATGGATGGGTATATTAGTAAAAAATTAATTGAGAGAAATAATCCTCAATTATTAAATCATATAAGCAAATTTAAAAATTGTGATAATCATATGGCCAATCTTATAGGATTAGCCATATAAAATTATGCTGGCGGATTAATATAAACCGTTTCGCCGTTAATAATATCGCCAGTTAGTGTTATCTGATAACGTCCATCGTCTGTTGGACCAATGTTGACAGCATGATTGGGAAAGTTAGGAATAACCTGACTTATAACTGCCCAACTCATGCTGCCACTATCTGTATATGTTTGCTTGGATGCCCAATCTTGGAGCCATGCTAAATCATAATTCATTTGCGCTTAATACCTGCAATTGCTTGAAGCCATACTAAATCAGCGGCTGCACGGCTTTCAGAAACTGATTCATTCTTCTTGCCGAAATACTTGGCTTGCTTATCGCTCATGCCTTTCTTTTCTGACTTATCATCGTCTTCGTCAGCATTATCATCTTTGCCTGGCTTCTTATCTGCCCAATCTGGAACGCCATCACCATCGGCATCTGGCTTTTTCTTGGTTGCTGCTTCTGATACGCTCTCATCTTTATATTCTACATCATTATCTTTCATATAATCACGAGCAGTATCTAGATAATCAACAGCCTTTGTAATCTTAGCCTGAACCCATTCTGGAAGATTTTCTTCGTCGTCAAGGATTGACTGTAATTCTGCTGCTGCATCTTTCGCAGTCTTTAATTCGCTCTTAGCCATACGACCTTCTTGATCATATTCTGCCTTGTCATCAGCACTTGGCTCATTGCCTTCATGCTCTTCTTGCTCATGCTCATCGCTTTCTTCTTGTGCATAGATATAGTTTTCCATCAAAGGCAAACCTGCCAATCTACGCATTTCCATAATTTTCTTATTCATTGGGGTTTCCTTTTCTTTGCTTTCTTTAACAGTATAGGTTTTGCCATCTACTTCAAATTCTTTCTTACCAGCAGCCTTTGCTGCTGCAAGTTTACCACTAAATTCATTACCTTCATTTGGTTCTTCGTTGACAGCATCTTCAAATGGATCAGTTTTTGTTTTTGGCTTCATCTTTTCTTTAATCCAAGCCATTGCTTGTTCTTTGTCATCAAAGTTTACAAGTTGGCGACTTGGATTGCGTTTTAGAACTACTTCATATCCACCATGCTGTGCTGGCTTGACCATATAAGGAACTGGCTTGTCATCACCTTGCATTGCAGCAGCACCTGCGCCAATACCAGCAGCAAGAGCACCCGCAGCAATAGTTTTGCCAATGCCTTCACCCATGCCTTGTATGCCTTCATGTGCCATCTGATGCAATAAATCACGATGATGGTCATTTAACCAATCAAGTTCCTGATCACTCATTGGAGTGCCATCTGTATATTCACCAACGCTAAAATAAGCATCACTAAAATCTGGATAATCTTCAGTATCAACGCCATCAACTTGAAGAGAACGAACATCAACTTGCTTGCCATTAATTTCAATTGGCTGACTCATTGGACCTTCATTAACACTTTCGTGCATACCAATTTCTTGCATAACTTGCTTTACCATGATACTAATATCACTGCTACCAAGTTCTTCTGCACCTTCATGTTGATATGCTACGCCACTAATTGCATCAATAACCTTATCAAGACCATGCGCACGAAGTAGTTTATTTGCAACACCACTGCTCATCATACGATGAGTAATTGCATCAGTAATATCTTGAACGGTTGCGCCTTGTTCGTCTTCACCAATGCCCATGATTTCTTCGGCAAAGATTTCACTTTCGGTCTTCTTGCCTTTAATCTTTTCTGGCTTACGATTAGTATCTTGACGATATTGGCTTTCATCTTCTGGATGTTGCTTAATATGATTAAGTTCTTTTAAGTATTTCTGTGCAAGTAAAATAGCAAGTTTCTTATCATGATTATATTCAGGATCATCGTTGCGCTGTCCAAATGCTTCGCCTTCACTGCTCATAAGATCACCCATGAGTGCAGCAAAGTTAGCTACATCGTCACCATCTTTTGCAACAAGACGATTGGCAATATCACCAAGAATAGCAACAGCCATTGCTTTGCTATCAGTATAGCTACGGCTTGTCATTAGCTTGTCTAAGCCACTGTCAGCTTTTAGAACTAATTTAAATTCAGGAGTTTTAATCTTATTTTCTACGCTATTGCTAACTTCATCAAGTTTGTTAATAGTATTTTCACGAAGTCTCTTATATGCACCAGCAGCACTTGCAAGATAATTGTCAAGGTTTTCATTGTATGTTTGCTGAGTGAACCATGCCTTCATTTCTGTTACATCTTCAACCTGTTCACCAAGAAACTCAGCAAGTGATTCTAAACTTTCATTAAATGAACGACTATTGTTGCTTAAACGATTAAGATGACGCTTTAAATTTTCTTTTACAGTTTGTGCTGCACGAATAACATTATTAGCTTCTGCTGCTTCAAATGTGCGTGTGCGAGTAGCACTTGCAAAGCGTCCCAGATTACGCATTTCGTTTACTGCACGAGAAATAATTTGTCCATTTGAATCATAAGGATTGCCACCACGACTAACATGGTTTGCCATTGCCTTTGCACCACTTACGCTTTTAAATGGAAGAAGGAATTTTTCACCGCTTTCATTTACAAGGAAGATGCGATCAACCTTTAACAAACGATTGTTTGGGTTTTCCAACATGCGCTCGTTATGAACAACATGAATACGAACATTGTTAAGGTTACCTTCGCTAACCTTGCCTTTGCGGTTCCATAGAACACGGCTTTCTTCTAATGATTCTTTCATTTTCTTCTTCTCTGGGTTTGTTTTTGTTAAAAATTCATAATCTCTGCGACTTAAAGTATCTTTGCTAATATCACGAACATCAAAGTTTAATAGATGTGATTTTGCCATACGACGCAATTCACGCAAAAAACGATACCAATAATCTTTATCTTCTGGTAACATGCGGTCTGTAATACTTGTATCAAAGAATACTTTTAATGAGTTACCATCAATAAGACTGCAAGTTATCTTACCATAATCACGACCGCTATCCTTGTCATGATAGGTAAAGTTAAAAAAACGGGCTGCTTCTGGATCAATAGTCGGCACACTCATTTCATCTCCCATAGTAATCTTAGGGAAACGATTGCGTAGTTTATAAAACAAGTCTGTTGCTGCGTTACTTAAGTCGGCCATAGAATTATTTATCCATTCACAACATTACGAACGGCATTGGTGGAATGATGTCAGCAGCGTCCATTGCTAATCCATCACTAATTCTACTATCATATTGACGCAAATGTAATATCATACGAACTGCTAGCAATGTTGCCATTACAAGGTCATCAGTTTCGCCAACTTTGCCTTGATAACTAACGCCATGTGCCACGAATGTTTTTAATTCACTTATTAAACTTTTACTGCATAGTTTAATCTTTCCTGTTTCCATCCACAATTTAAACTTAGAACATGCTGCAATCTTGCTTTTTGCAGTTGTATTAAATCCTTTACGGAATCTACGTCCACCGCCGCCAGGCTCGCTTAAAAAGCTACCTGGTATATTTTCTTCGCCAATATCTGCAATGGCATGAAGAGCCGCTTCACCAATGGTATTATTTTCTACACTATAATAGATGTTACCAGGATCATTAGTAACTTCTTTAATATATTTGCAAATCTCGGCTAAAATAGCAGCTTGTCGTTGAATAATAGTGAGGTTATGTTGCCATTCTGCTACTTGACGCATTGAGGTTGCATCGTACACCTGAATAGCTGCTGGATCGCCACCTGTGCCAAGACTTGGATCAAGTGCAACAATATAAACATGGTTGCGTTGTGGTTTTTCATACCAACGAACTTGTCCTTGTTTTTCAATTGGTTCTACCCCATTTAAATCTACTAACACACTTGGTGCAATAAGTGTTTCATCATAAATGATAAACTCACAGTTGGAAACTAATATATCATTTGCGTAAAATCTATTATTTTTTTCAACATTAAATATATCATATACCGCAGCAGATACATCTTCGGTTATGGAAATTATATTTGTAATTTCGTGATTATCTACTATAATTTTGGAATTCACTGTTAAATCTCGTGCACGAACTTTAACTAACCCTTCTATATAAAATTCGTGATCTGGGGTGCATTGTATAACTTTTCCATTCGCAAATCTAATCAGCAATACTGATTGTATTCCCTTTTCAAGAACACCATCGAATTTACTCCATCCAAAATCTGTCCAAATTTCAATATCTTTATTATTTTTTACTAATTTTTCCACGAGTAAATCCTTCTGGTTCTTGTCCTAATGTATACTGTTTGTTTATTTCACCGTTATTAAACCATAACAATCCTTTTTTATTGGATTTATTATTTGGATTTCTACCCTTCCAAAATCCTTCTGGGCATGTAATAGCATATGTTTCAGTTTTGCCATTTGTGAACCAGGTTTTACCAGCAGCATTTCCAATTTTACCTTTTTTAGATTCACTAATTTTTTTATTTCGTTCTTCTCTTTGGGTAAAATCATAATATCCTTCACGACTTCTAATCAATTCGTGCGTATTTCTTTCTTCTTCGGACCAAACTGTACCTTTTTTTCTACCGCCAACACCTGACCTACTGACACCTAAATTTGTAGCAGGTTTTCCATATCGTGGGTTTTTTTCTCCAACTTTACTCAATGATATCATCTTTCGTTGTTCATCTGTTGGTTTCCATCCAGAGGGATTTCCTTTATTGGAGTTAGATATAATTTCATAAATTCTTTCTTCATCTTTCATTATGCCAGCAAGACTTAACCAAGCAACTCTATCTTGCCATCTTCCATATTGTTCAAATAATATTCGATGTGCCTCTGCATGTTCTTCAATTGTTAAATGAACGAGATTATCTTGATCGTCTGTTCCGCCAGCGTGTTTAGGTATAATATGGTGCCAATGTTTCATATGTTTATTTATATGTTTCGTCATAAATTACAAATTTAAATAATTTCGTAATTCAATTATAGACATAATTTTTATTTCACCAGATGAAAGTTTTATTTTAACATTTGTATCACCAACTAAACAATTATGCTCACGACGGAAACGATCTATGCCAACGCTAGACATTTCACGTTCAGCCCAATCACGGTCGCGCTCTGGATGGCGATCCCATGTAGCAATAAATGGACTGAATCCATTACGACCAAGAGGAGTTTCATTGCCATGTGAATCAAATTTCTTGTTGGCTTCTTTCCAAATATCAGCAAATTGATCTTCGTCATTGTTAGGTGTAGATGTAATGATTGCTTTACCACCCGTTGATAAAGTAGGACTAATAGATGTCCAAAATTCTTTGGCAATAGTAGGTCTAACAAAGGCCATTTCGTCACAGTATAATAATGAGATAGACATACCACGACCTGTTGTTTCAGTGGTAGTTGCGCTTACGATGCGGCTATCATTATCAAATCCAAGCGATCCCTTGTTATAATCAACTACGCCAGCACGAATATGATCTGGACAGTTTTCATATGCGTATCTAATGCGTTGCATAATTTCCTGTGCGCCAGTATATTTGTTACTTGCAACAAGAATAGTGCTATCACTTACAAACATTGCATACCATAATAGATAGCCCGCCGCTAGTGTGGATTTACCCATTTGGCGACCTAACATATTGATACTGAATCTAAAATTATGGTAATTTTGCAACAGTTCTTCTTGGTAATCAAATGGTACAAACTTCTGTCTACCACGAGTAGGATGTTGAATATAAAAGAAATTGCGTAAAAAATAATCTGGTCCAGTTTCGGGATCAGCACACAAACTAAATTCAATAATTTGTTGCTGCGTCATTTGCATACGTCTATGCGGTTTTTTAGTTAAATTGTTCTCTATTGGTTTTGCCATGACATTATTTAATTGTATTATTTCTTTGTTTTAATGTTTTGGATATTTTTCGTCTTGTTTCTTCTGATAACTTTTTACCAGTATTTGAAATTGCAATTTTTTTCTTGTGTTCTTCGTTAAATTTTTTACCTTTTTTTGTTTCGCTCATTTTTTTACGAGTTTCTTCAGAAAATATTTGGGTTGCTCTTGCTTCTTTTAATTTTATTACAGTTTCTTCTGAATGTGGACCAAATCTCCTGCCATCTTTTCCTCTTGATAGTGATATTTTTTTCTTTGTTTCTTCGGTTCTTTTTTTTCGTAATTTTTGTTTATGTTCTTCTGATAATGGCCCTCTGTTTTTACATTCTTTTATCCATTCTTCTTTTAATTTACAATAAATTCTTGAAGAAACTTTAATTCGCAATTGATTTTTATTTTCCATAGTAGCAATCATCCAAGCAGCTTTTATCATTTTTGATTTATTTTTGCCTTCTGTCATCTTTGGTAAAAGCATATGACATATATAATGTTCTTTTGCTGTAAGAGAAACGAGATTGTCTTTGCTGTTATCGCCACCTAAACTTTTAGGTATAATATGATGTTTTTCGGTATAAATATCGGGTGATAAAATTCTTGACTTTGCCCTATTGACAATGTTATAGTATATGGTAGTATATTTGTTATGTAAATACATGTGCTGTTACACCTTCTAGTAATAGAGTAGGTAGGATGGCAGTCCGTGACCTACATTATTATTTATCAACAAGGTTAAATTTTGTCTGATTGTTTAATTCTAAACGCTAATTATCAACCACTTTCTTGGCTACCGCTAAGCGTTATTCCATGGCAGCAAAGCATAAAGCTTCACTTCATGGATCGTATCAAGATTTTGGAATATTATGATGACTGGGAAATTCATAGTCCTTCAACGACTATGTTTGTGCCTGCGCTTGCCATAACCAAAGATTATCATAGCTTTAATAAAGGTGTTCGGTTTAGTCGCCAGAATTTATATTTGCGTGATTTGTTTCAATGCCAATACTGCGCAGAAACATTTGAACCGCATGATTTGAACATTGACCATGTAAAGCCATTGAGCAAGGGCGGCACGACTAATTGGGAAAACTGTGTTACTAGCTGTATTCCATGCAATAGTCGTAAGGGTAATATGTTTAAGCGACCGCTTCGTGAACCATTTAGACCAGATTACTGGACTCTAACTGCTCGTCGCAAGCAATTTCATTATGATATGAAGCATCCTAGTTGGAAAGATTATATCAACTAGAACGACGAGTAGGCACAAACTTAGCAACTGGACTGACACGATTTACAGCAGGATTTTCATCCTTATGTGTATAAGGACTAATGCTCTTTGCTGCCATTCCAGTTGCTTTGCTTGCTGCTAACATTGTTTCTACGCCACCTTCACTATATGGCATAACAATTAGTTTATCACCAAGATTTGTTTGTTCGTCATATGCATCTGGTTGTGGATCAGGTGCACGAGCCATCATGATTCCATAACGATACATTTGATAGAAATTAAGGCTGGCGTCAGGAATTGCATAAGCACCAGCCATAGCGCGTTGTTCATAATCCAAGTGTTCACCTGCGCGATCTTGCTCGTGTTCAGCGGCTATTTGTTCGGAGACAAATTCTTTGGCTCTCATACTGGTTTTTCTCCTGTCAAATAAGGACGGCTGAACCATAATTGGAACCATTCCTGTGTGCCAGGTTGGATATTATGTTTCTTTTCAAGTGCACGTTTTTCTGTGCCAGTTAAGCTTATGTTGCTACCTTCATTTTCAGTAAAGGTATGCTTCTTAATACCAGCAAGATGTTTAATACGCTGCAAATCATCCATTTTTCTTACGCATCTTTCCGCTGTTTTGTGGCACTGGACTTACTTGATTTACATAACTTGGTTCATCACTGCCTTCTGGTGTTAAACGAACACGTGGTGTTCCAAAATATTTTGCAGTTTTTTGTAAAATTTCTTCTTCTGCTGGTGTATAACTGATAGTTACCATTTTAAGACCAGTTGGACCTTCTTTTGGCATGTCAACATCAGGCATACCAGCAAGCGCAACACCAAAACGATATGCTTTATAACCACTGCTGTTATCTAATTCAGGATAAAGAAATGCGTTTGGAATAGTAGTTAAAGCCTGTTGACTCATTCCCTTAGCACCAGCATAATCTGCTGCTTCGCTTACAAATTCACTTGCTCTCATTTCTTCTTCCTTGCACCGCTATTAAATGCTACGGGACTTTTTGTATTATTAGAAGATGGTTCTTTTCCATTTTCTTTTGTAATCCAACTTGCCTTCTTGCCCATATCTTTAACAGTGTCACTTAACATATCTTCTTCTGCTTGTGTATACGCTGTCATAACAGGATGATCGCGGAAATGTTCATGATCATGAGCAGCATTTGTTTGTGGATATCCAGCAACCTTAATCATAAAACGATAATAATCATAGCCAGGGTCCATATCATGCACGACCATGCTTGGTTGCATAGTGCTACTATGTTCTGGATTTGCTTTACCTTTGGCTTCTGATACTATCTCATAGGCTCGCATTTGCTTAGCCTCTTGTTTTTACAGGAAGACTCCAGTATTGTGCAGTATCGGTTTTAACACTACAATCTACTGATTCAAGAAATAATTTATTACGGTTTGAATCTGCTTTCTTAAACACACATTCAAATGTAACTCGTGCTTCGGTTGCACTTGGGTTACGAGCAATCACAGTTACTTCACTTTCTGGAAGTTGATCTGTTTCAATAAGGCTTGCGCTAGCATGACGCAATTTATAACCTTGTTCTTTCATTGTTTCGCTAATTTTATTTGCTGGCGCAATGTTACGGACAAAATCTGGAGTAATACCAGCAGCTTCCATTGGAGGCTGATGTAAGAACTTCTTTTGAATTTTTTGACCTTCACGCTCAAATGTCAAAACAAATTCTGCCATTTGTTGTGCAGCACCTTCACTAAGAAGACGATTGCGATCAAGCATATTCCACGCTGGATTATCTAACGCAACAGTAACACTCTTTTCAGTATGCTCAACAACAGTTGCTTGCACACTCTTTAAGTTGTCAATTTCAATATTAATAATATCACCTGTTACTGGTGCATTATTTGCTCTTTCTGTTTTTGCAAGATAATCGCTGAAATTCATAATCAATCCTTAGTCAAAACTTACTGCTACATGTGTTGGGTTATCACCGCCAGCAACTTTTGGTGCTGTTAGTTTTGGTCTGGCAAGATCATTTCCACTTGGAACTGCGGCGCGAGGGCTTTTGTAAATTTCATGTGGACTGTTGTTATAAGGACGCTCGTTCGTATCACCGCCCGCTGGTGCATCATCCATAGTAACTTCCATATCTGGACCACCACCGATATTTGGCAGATTTGCACCTACGCTTGGAAATGTTGATGGTTCACTTGGAGTCATTGCATGGTCGTGTGGAATTTCTGCTGTTGGTGCAGCAAATTTTGCTTCAATATCACCAAGTAATTCCATATCGTCATCACCAGGCGCAGCAGCCATGTCAGGAGCATTAACGCCACCAACCATGCCAGCAAGCTTTAAAATCTGTGCTAGAACTGCATCATCACCACTAGTCTTGATTTCAATGCCTTCTTTAACAGGATTGCCCATCTTAGTAGCATTATCAATTGCGCTTGCAATCTCAGGGCTACGATCACTAATTTCTCTTAGCTTTGCAAGAACATCAACCATGTAAGAACCATTGCTAGTATCTGGCATAGCAGTTGATTTTGTTTCTGCTACCTTTTGCACTGGTGCTTCGGTAGCATTTAGCTTAGTAACGCTGCTAATGGCACGACCTAGTTCTTCTGGGCTGCGTCCTTGAATTTCTTGTAGTTTCTTAATTACATCAATCATTTGCATGGTTATCTTCCTGTTCTTCCACGTTCTGGGAGTTTGTTACGGTGTGTTCCAACAGGACTCTTATCGCCTTGTGGAAGTTCATTTGTAGTATGACCCTTAACTGGCTTTACTGCAAATGGATGTTCAATTGTTTTTACTTTGAGAGCATTAGCAAGGTCTGCAAGTAATTGAGGTGCTTTTTGTTCAGGATATGGAGTATCTAGAATTGTCTTGCCTTCATTTTCTGGAAGAATTGGTGCTGCCAAAATTTCCTGATTAGGTGTGATTACCATAATATGACTGAATGGGATATTTGTTGCTTCATGAATTGCAGCCTGCATTTCTGCTGGTGTGCAAGGATAATTTACAACCATATCAATGATATAAAGTTCTGTTGCTTTAAGATGACCAAAACCTGTATGATCTTCACTTACTGGCAAACTCTTTGGTTCACTGATTGCTTCAAGATTCCATCGTGCTAAAACTTTTTGAAGTTTTTCCATAGATTCTTTTGTAACTTCCGTAGCAATTTTTGCACGGAAGCCATATTTCTTTTCGTTATCTGTCAAATACTGAACATAGCTTTTCATTGCTGAATACCTTTTAGATATTTATTGTTTTCTAATTGTTTTTAATAGTTCGTTACGATCAAAAACATGAGCGGTTACTGTTTCAGTTTCTTCGCCCTTGTCTTTATTCATATCATGTTGAAGTTTCTGCGCTCTCATTGCAAGTTCGGTTTGTTTGAGTTTCTTTTGAACCTTACCTAGTTTTGCAGTAACCGCTGTTGCCAACATTTTTGCACTTGCTTCAAAGATAGGTGCTGAAAATCTAGCCTCAACATTCATGCCAAGACTTTGTAAATTTTCAAAACTTTCTACTGCTTTGTCCACCAATTCATCAAGTTCTTTATCCATAGCATCTTCTGGTGCTTCGGGCAAGCTTGCTTCAAGTTGATTGGCAGTATCAAGTGCCTCAGTCATTTCCTTGCTAGCAGATGGCAAATCAAATAATTCTTCTAATTTTTGTGTCATATATTAATTTATCTTTTTCGCTTCTTGGTGTTTGAGAACATATCATGTTCTGTAATGACACGAAAATTTATGCCATTGCGTTTACAAAATTCCCTAGCTGCTTCCCATTTAGCTTGATTTACAGCAGCTTGGATTTGATTCTTAACGCTACGTCCAGCAGCTTCTAAGGTAGTTTCTTTATGTGGTTTAATTTCTACCAACTCGCCTTTGCGATTTCCATTAGCATCTTCATAAATTATAAAAAAATCTGGAACATAACTTTTTACTTTTTTAGCCACTGGATTTTGATATTTTATACTGATACTTTCACTTGCCCATTGTTTTACAGATGGATGATCGTCTAGGAAATTCATAAATTTTAATTCCCAACTACTGCGATATCTTATACTGCCACGACCAATATATTTGTTTGGATTTTTAGGGGTGAATATTCCCTGACTGTATTTTAAACTCATGCAATAATATTTCTAGCAACATTTGGCGTTGTTGAGTTATTCTTTTTATAGCCAATTTTGCTAGTAGAACCTTTAACACTATTGAAAAAACTAACTAGTAATGATTTAGTATTATTACTTTGTGGATTAGCTTGGAATTGTTGTATAAGGTCTAATGGACTAAGATTATTATTAGTTGTCAGTGTAATAACAGCTTGCGCCATAGCAGACGCTGCATTGCTACTATTAGTAAGTGTTAAAAAATATCCATAAACTTGTTGCCAAACAGCATCACTAACCTGAATAGGTTGACTAAAATAGCCGTTAAAAAATACTTGTGTATCTGTTACTTGATTATTTGGAACATTTGCCATATCAGTATTTACTTGTTGGCGCTATATGAAATATAACTTTGTGCAATAGGAACAAGATTAGTTCCACTTGGAATATTTAAACCAGCAAAATGTGATTCGGCAATAGAAATATCGCTTTGACTATATCCCTGAGATGCCAATGTTGCTTGCCAGCTATTACTATCATATGTTGGACTTGGTGGACTTGCTGGATCAGAAAAATTAATGTCACTTGGAACACTAGTTGGTTGCCCATAATTTACTGTTCCGATATTACTCATGCTACTAGGATTGTCAATATATTGCTGAGCAATAAGTGTTTGTGCACTAGTAGTACTTGAAAAACCACCATAGCTTGAAAGTGTTGATTGCGGCACTGAGTTAACAAAACCTGTTGCACTGTTAATTTGATCTGCGCTATATCCTTGTTGCCATAGCGTTTGTTGCCAGCTACTAGCAGTATAAGGACTCACAACAATATTATTATCAGATGTGCTATCAGGATTTGTAGTATCATTAAGATAAGAAGGTCTTGACGGAGGCGCTGTAACAGCCGTTGCAATAGTTGGTAAATTTGTATCAGCAACTGGAAATGAAGTATCCGAAGTAACTTGATTAGAATTATTGTTATAAACAATGTTATTAATTTCTTGCGGACTTAATCCTTGATTTGAAGATGGGTTATATTGGTTTCCCTGATCTAAAAATCCATAAGACCCTTGTTGACCATTTGAACTATAACGATTAGTAAAACTATTTCCCTGTTGTTCAAATTGTCCAGTAATAGGATTAATATATCCTCCTTGACCAACAAACTGACCACTCAGTGGACTTGGATTTGTATCATATGTTGCAGACTCATTAAATCCTGGTATACCGTTAACAAAACCACTTTCATAAACAACTGCATTATAGCGAATTTGCATAGTTGCTTCCATGACGCCTTGCGCATCACTATATTCATGAGTATCATGAGTAAAAGCAGTAATAACTGGATTCATTAATGTAATTTTATTTGCTTCACCGCCATACATGCTATAAATTTCAATAGCCGCAAAAAATGGAGCGATAGAACCATTATCTAAGCCCCATGAACTGACATGGTTGCCTATGGTGTATCTATCATCATTATTATAAACATCTTGTGGATATAATCCATCTGCATAATAATAGGTATAATAATCTTGCCATAGTTCACGCAAACCATTGTTATTATCATCATGAAACTTGATAGTGATTGGTTCATATTTTATACGATCTTGAACATATACATGGCGATTGTATTGGTTAAGGTCTTTTACATCTATTGTAAATTTTGGCAAATCAATGCTCTTAACAAGAACACCAATTTCATTTGAACTGATGCTGTTAAAACCTTTTGTATTGATATTATTTTTTACAAAATTTACATAATAAAGAAATTTGTATTTTGGGCTGCGAGCAAAACCACTTGTTCTAAAAACTTGCGAGGCGTGTGCATAATCATGCACACCGCCTTTATTAAACAAATTACTTGCTAAGCTGTTAAGAAAACCCCAAGAACTGGACATAGTTTAAATTCCTTAGCCAGTTACAGAGGCTCCGAATGTTCTTGTTACAGTCTTACCAACGCCACTAGTAGTTGGAATTTGAAGAGCATTGTCATAACGAATAGTTAATGAAATAGTAGCTGGATCGTTGCTGCTATAATCAAAATTGTTATAGTTTACTTCTTGTAGGAAGCAACCATATAGCTGCCAAGTTTCAAGTGTGTTTGGACCATTAGCGCCATTGCCGCCGTCAAGTGCTTCAAATTGTGTAACGAACTTATAATCAATGCCGCTAACTGCGCTTGCTTGTTCAGCGAAGTCAAATTGCTTTTGAATTTGTTCACCAACAAGAAGACGAACGCTTCCTTGTGCATCATCACGAAGTTCACAAGTAACTGTCTGCCACTCAGGTTTACCCTGCAAGTACATTCTGCTGTTATAAATTGGAATTTCAATCTGGTTAAAGTTTACGTTAGGACGAGTAAAAGTCATAACTTGCTTTGTAAGTTCTGTGGTCGGATTGGTAACCCCGAAATTCAAGAATGTAACTCTAAAGCGGTATTTTAGCAAAGGCATTAATAAGCCTTGATTGCCTGCACTTTGGTCACTATTACTAGCAACAGGAACCGTCATGTTGAGTAATGATGCAACTGCCATCTGTATCTCCTATTAAAAGTATTTATAACAATTCAAATAGTTTTTAAGGGGGGTATAAAACAAAAAAGCCGCCCGTGAAGGCGGCTTTCTTATTATTGTGTTATTTTTTATTATGCTACTGGAACAGTAGGAGTAGTATTGCTTAAACCGCCCTGATTTGCGTTTGTTCCAGCAATAGCACCAGTGTTCAATACACGAACTGGGATGTAGATAAACTCTACTGCCTTTGTTGGTTCAATCGCAATATCAATATGCAACTCATTACGATCAATTGTTGCTGGTGTGTTGTTTGTAGTATCGCAAACAACTAGATAATCATATACACCGCGCTGTGTCTTGATATCGTTAAGCAAGGCAGATACTGCATTTGTAGCCTGATTACGAGTTACTGTATCATTTGGCTCAAATACTAGTGGCTTTGCAAGACGTTCTAGATTATAACGGATATAGTTGATCAAACGAGCAACATTGATACGATCAAGCGCAGTAGCAGTTGCCTGACGAGTATGGTTACCATAGTTAAGGATACCATCTGTTGGGAACACTGCAACAGGATTGACATTGTTGGCATATAGAAGATCACGAAGACCTTGATTAGTTCCAATTGAATAGAACTTACCAGTTGTGCGGTCAACATAACCAATCTTAGTAACGTTGTCAATCTTACCACGAAGAGCACCTGCTGGGGCAAACCATGGAGCACTTGCCTGATCACTCTTAATGATCATGCGAAGGATAGCGTGAGTAATTGGAACAACTACTTGTCCATTTCCATCAAGTGCGTTAGTGTATGCAGCACCTGGATAGAATACAGCAGTGTAGCTATCATTAGTTACAAGACCATCTTCGCTAGTATCATTTGCGCCAGCAGCATTAGTAATGTAATTGTTAACACTAGATGCATCGCTTGTGAGACCCATTGGAGTATCAGCAATAACAAATCCAGTATTGCGACGATCATTATTAAGGCTATTCAAGTTACTTGTCAATTCAGGATAACCTGGGCAAACAAGTAGGTTGAAGTTAATTTGATCTTCACGAAGTACTGTATTAATATCAACTGCTTCTTTTAGTGCACTTACTACAACATTGCGTTGTGCCTTGCGACCAAAGTATGGCTGACCAACACTGTTGCTACCGCTTACGCTTGCCCAAGTTGCAGCAACTTGTGGCAGGCTTTGTAGTGGATAATTAGTGCTGTTGAACTTGCTTGCAATATACTTCTTAACATTGTAACTGCTACGACGAGTATTGAATAGAAGCATACCACGAGGATATAGTTGTGGGTTTGGAGCATCTAGGTCAATATAGTCACTTGTCTGCAAGCTAACGATAGTTGGCTTATTTCCAAGAGCAGGATCAACTGTTCCGCTTGAATCCCAACGAGCATCACCGAATAGAACACCGTTTTCAGTTGTAGTATCAGTTGTATCTATCTGAACCCACTGATCTGTGCCACTATAACGCTGCCAACGATAAATTGCAGGATAATTTTCAAGATTACTTGTATTAATCCAGATATCACCATATACAAGTGTAGTTCCATCAGTTTGTGTTGTTGGAGTTGAACTGCTAATAATTGGTCCAAGAGGATCAGTGTTAGCAAGATTATAACCACGACTATCGCTAGTTACATTCTTATAGCCTTTCCAATTTGTTCCATTGTTAATCATGATATCAACTTCAAGAGGAGTTGAGTAATACCATAAAGTGCCATCATTAGGTGCTACGATTGGCTGAGTAGCTTGCTGATAAAGCATGCTAGCAGGCTGCCAATAAGTTGCAGTAAATGCAACACCAGCAGTATAACTGCCAGCATCATAGAACACATTAGGAGTACTATTCGGTACGATACCTGCTGAAACACTTAATGGTGTGCCAACTGTTTCAGTGAATACAATATCACCGCCATTTGTATGACCAAACTGGATATTATTAGTGCTTGTTAATGTGCAAGTTAGATATGGAATATTCTGAGCAAGAACATTGCTTACGAAGCTTGCTGCGGTAGTTCCAGTCAATGTAACAGTATAAGTGTTGCTCAATGAAGTGCTGCCAGGTACAGTTACTTGAATAGTAAACGCATTACTTGCAGTAAATGTTGGATTAGAAACACTTCCAGTAACTGTTAGTGCAGTTCCACTGCCCATCCATTGATAAACTTTGAATGAACCAGTGTTATTCAATAGAATGTCATACTTAACAAACAATGTGTCATTTGCAATACCAAGACCACCAAGAGTTGGATCAAAGTTATAAGTTGCAAGACGACGATGTTGGAATAGAGGAGCAACAATATTGTCCCAATTTGTAGTAGCACTGTTCCAACGATAAATCATCCAGTTTGCGCCACTATTAACAGCAGTTGTTTTTAACCAAATACTTCCACTTGGACGAGGAGCACTATCAGTTGATTTCCAGTATGGAACACTGTAATGAGCACTATATTGCAATGCTGGGCTATAATATGTACCAGCAGCGATGCCAAGATTTGTTAGAGGAGTACCACTGCTTTGACTAATGATAACTTTACCATCTGCTGTCTGGTTATAACCAGCACTTGCAGCAGCAGCATTAGCAAATAGTTCAAAGTAACCATTGATCAACTGAGCATTGATACCTGGAAGACCACTGCTATTGATTGTTGCAACAAGGTTAGCAACACTTGAGTTAGCAATAGTGAATGAATTTCCGTTAATTGTTAGAACATTAGTCAAGCTAAGAGAAGTTGCTTGTGAATTACCAACGATTGTTGGTGTTCTAATTGCCCAAGAATTGCTACCAATAGTCTGCCAAGAGTTATCATACATTTTTTGATAAACTGTATTTTTAACATCAGTTGCGTTAATAGCATAGCTGCCAATTACACCAACATTGCTGTAAGGAACACCGCTAGTGAGTAGTGTTGGATCAGTGATAACTGTTGGAGTTTGTACATTGAATACTTGGTTAGTAGCATCCCATTGGAAAATACCATAATTAGTAGTTGCTGTATCTACCCACTGTGTTCCGCCCGCTGGTTCAGCATATGGACGGTTGCTGCTGCCACTTAACTGAGCAAGATCAACATTGGCGCGTAAAATATAAGCCTGATTAGTTACACCAAGAGTGCTGTGTGCAGCCATAAGACCATACTCAGCAAGTTCACTACCAAACAAACGATTGCCACTGGCATCGGTTGGGAAAATAGGAAGTCCGTAATTATTAAGCAAGTCTTTCTGACTTGTTAGAAGTTGTAAAGTATTGACTGTTGAAGAGGTTGTATAGCTTGCAATACCTCCCGCAGTACTTGTTTTATTGCTTGCTGTCGCAAGAAGAATAAATGGTACAGTACCTGGTCCTGTTGGAGCATAATTGCTCTCATCAACGACCGTTACTGAAACACCTGGTGATACTAAAGTTGCCATAGGGTCTATTCCTTTTAAGGTTACTAATATTTAGCGGATAGCCCTAAAAGACCCCCTATTCTAGGAGTTATATATGGATATTATAATAAACTTTTAACTTTCTCTTCTAATTCAGAGAGCGTTCCATCATTATTGATTAATTGATCAAGATTTTCCCTAACCCATGACCATTCACTAGGATGAATATCATGCGGTTCTTCTCCATGCTGAACAAGTTTGATCAACCAATCAGGGTCTTCGCCTCGACGAACGCCCCATATTTCGCCACCAAGACGACGAATCATTTCAATTTCATTGGGAAAACGGGTATCTGGGATAACAATGTTATTATATTCAAATGGACTGTTTACAATTTTAGAAAGTTTATTCTCTACGCTTGCAATCCAAATATCTTCATGGAATTTAACACGGCAAACATCGGTTCCCCAATATTGCAAAACCCAACGAGGCGTTAAGTTAGGCATGTTCAATCGTTCTGCCCACCATTGATCAACTTGTTCACGCCATTCACGAGACTCTTTTGTATCGCCTTCAAGTAAATGACGAGGCCAATTGAATACATTAGCCACCATATCTTTAAGACTGTCGGCAAAACTTACTTTTTGAAAGTTATGATTGCCTACGAGAATATCAGCGACTGACCCTTTGCCTGAACCTATCAACCCACAGATTGCGATAACTTTTATATTATTTTTTGAATTTGCATTTTTCA